AGGGTGAAACCCTAGAGGTTGTTGATGGTGTCAATACACCACTATTAGTTGTTGGTACTGATGGTAGTGTTCTTCCAACCAGTATTAGTATTACAGACCCAGATAGTGGTAACGTTACTTCTATCGAAAGCCCAGCAATGGGTTATGCTTCTGCTGTAAAAGTTGCGGAAGGAATTTATTTTATTAATGGATATTTTGTTAGGAATAAAGAAGATCTTCTAATTATTGACGAATATTATGATAAACCATCTGCAAAGGTGGGATTTGTTATTTCCGAAAATATTATCACACCAGAGGAAGATGCATCTCTATATGATAATGCTATTGGGTCATCTAATTACACAGCTCCTGGTGCTCATAGACTAAGCATTTCTCTATCACTAAAAGAATTTGCTTTAGATGCAATTACGGATAAAAATTTCATTCAACTTATAACTGTTTCTAGAGGGGTTATACAAAAGAAAGTATCTCCAGCAGATTATAGTTTATTAGAGAATACTCTTGCAAGAAGAACATTTGATGAAAGTGGTGATTATGTAGTAGATAATTTTGCGATTGATGTTCGTGAGTATGCTCAAAAAGACAATAACAATGGCATCTATTCGGTTGATGAATTCGGACTTTACAATGGATTGACATCAAGCGAATCTGCAAGAAAAATGATTGCCAGCATAGGTCCTGGTAAAGCTTATATTAAAGGATATGAAATTGTAAACAAAGAAATTAAATATCTAGAAATTAACAAAGCACGAGAAAGTCTTAGTAGTGATAATGTAACTCTCAAGACTAAGGGATTGCCATCCTTTACGATTACTAACGTTTTCGGTAGTGTTCCACTTAACAAAGAAGGTTCCGATCTCACAGCATATCCAGATGTATTTTTATACTCATCGTTTAATGATGGTTCTATCGGACTGAATAACACAGAATTAACTACGGATCATAGACAAACTCTCAATAGAAGAGGTTTGATTTTTAATTCAAATGACGCCCTCAAGACAATTACTATTCAAGTAAGTAGCACAACTACATTGATTGGTAATATTACCGATGGCACTTTCCAGAATTTAATCGGAACTCTTTACTTTATTAAATCGAGAAGCGATGTTGGATCACCAACGTCAGTTGGAAGTGTAAAATCTATTTCTTATGCCGTTGTAAATAAACCTCTGATTAATCCATCAGTATCTGTTAAGTTCCTAGAATTGACTGTTACTGGATCAAAAAATGAATTAGATTTACTACTTCTAGAGTATGATAATGGTGATGCAGAATATAGAAGAAGATTTTATTTAACCGAAGGTGATGCACAAAATCAAACAAATGAATTTGGTTTCATTGTAGATTATAGACAATCCATTACACCAGTTATCGGAAAAGTAAAACCAAGTAATTTTTACTTACAACAAAGAGCTCCTGGATTTAATTCAGATTCAGATATTATTCTTTCCAAGGGTCGTCTTTCTGGTGGATCTTCTGCATACAATGCTGCATTTGGATTTTCGTATTTTGATCCTCAGTTTTTCACAAAAATAACTCTAGAAGCGTCTCCAACAGGCGTTGATGCGTTTGCTGTTGGAAAGTATGTATTTGGTCTAGATAGCGCCGCATATGGCGTTGTAGAGGGTGCTGCGGACGGAGTATATTCTACTGGCAATCTCTTATTTGTAAAGACCCTATCAGGTAGATTTTTACCTGGAGAAACAATTAGAGATGAATCTGGAAACACCATCAAGATTGCAAAAGAAAATACAATCTCTCATTTCATTGTTCAAAATAGAGGTCTTGGATATGCCAACGGTGCAACAATTCTGATCAACGGATTAGAATATGATTCATCAAAGGTTCAATTATTCTTAAGTGGTGATGGCAAGGTTTATAAGGCAATCATCAATAACAGAAACGCGGTCAATGTTGAATATTCACAACCACCAGCAGTCACTGTTAAAAATCCAGAAGGAGCTCCAACTCCAAATGCTGGTTCTTCTATTGTACCTGTTCTTTTCAGGGATACTGTAATAACTTACACACCACAAAATGTAAAATCTGTTGGGTGTAAGTATGGTTCTGGAAATGCCAACACCTTTAGTGCAGATATTTTAATTAACAGCAAAACTTTTTCAGAAATCAAATCAGTTACTGATTTTACATTCTTTGGATCTCAAGGATTTGATTTCATTGAATCAACCAGTTTTAGCGCCGATGCTAGCACACTCTTAATTCAGGGTGATGTAGTTCAGTTTTCCGATACAGATAATAATCTGGTTCGTGCTACTGTTCAGTATGCAACTAAGCCATCTGGTTCAGAAAAGACAAGAGTTTATTTGGATACCGTTCTTCCTGGTGATGTTTCAAACACAAGTATTGTCAGATTGAGACCCGTATTAAAAAATCCAAATGGTGGAACTCTTCTATATCCAACTGGAAGCAAGCAAGTAGAACAAATTTCTGCTGGTGGAGATGATACTAAGATCAAATATTATTTCCGTAGAGATTTTGTCACAACAGCATCGACCAGTGGTGGAACAATCACATTTGCTGCTCAGTTGCCATACGGAACGCAAAGATTTTCGACGTTTACAGAAGATAATTTTATAATTACTGTTTTGGATAAAGGAGATGCATCTAATATTCAAAACGGAGACATCATTTATGTTGATGCAGATTCTGTAGAGATTTCTTCTGCAACCGACACCGCAAGTGGACTGACCTCTGGAAGTATTAGTTTACAATTACCATCAACATATTTTGGAACAATACCATCAAATGGAACGTTCCCTAAACTCAAACTAACTGCTACTCTGGAAGTTAGCAATGCAAAACCAAGATTAAAAACTGTAGTTAGAAATAAGCGTATCATTGTCAATTCTTCTGGTGACCGAGTTCTTCCATTCAGAGGAACTGACTATGATAATGAGGTTGTTGATCTATTATCATATTCAGACGCATTTAAACTTAAGTATGTTTATGAAGGAACTAGCACTCAACCACCAGAAGCTGACAGTGCTGGTAATTTGATCTCTGGAACAGATGTTACCTCAAGATTTACATTTGATAGTGGACAGAGAGATACAATTTATGATGTTTCTAGAATTGTTTTAAAACCAGGATTTGAACCAACCGTTGGTCAACTCCTGATTGCATTTGATTATTTTGAGCATTCTCAGGGAGATTTTTGCACCATTGATAGCTATCTCCATGAAGCTGGAGTTGCTGAGGATGAAATTCCAACATTTAATTCTTCTGTTCATGGCAATCTTGAACTCAAAAATGTTTTAGATTTCAGACCCAAAGTTGATAATACCACTATTGTTCCTGGTTTCCAGGATACATCTTCTCTATCAATTACAACTGGACAATTCTCTGGATCTGGATCTGTTATTTCTTCAACACCAGCTGCAGATCTTGGTATTGAATATACCTTCTCGTTCAGTCAAGTTCAATATCTAGATCGTATTGATGGAATTTTCTTGAACAAGAAAGGAGAATTTTTTGTCAAGGAAGGAAATTCTTCATTAAATCCTTCAAAACCAGATACTATTGATGATTCCGTTGCTCTATTCTATGTTTATATTCCAGCGTATACCAAAACAAGCAAGGATGTTAGGGTTACTCCTGTAGATAATCGTAGATATACAATGAGAGATATCGGTAAGCTAGAAAAGCGTATCGAACGTCTTGAGTATTATACAACACTAAGTATTCTTGAGCAGCAAGCTCTGAATATGCAAGTGAAGGATGAAATTGGATTAGATAGATTTAAGAGTGGATTTTTTGTTGATAATTTTGAATCTCATAAAATTGGCAATCTAACTTCGATTGATTATAAGTGTGCCATCGACAGTCAACAATCTGTATTGCGTTCCCAATCTAAAGAAGATTGTCTTGGTTTAAGAGAGGTCAATACTAGAGAAGATCAAAGAGCGGTTTCTGGATATCAAAAATCTGGAGATATTATCACTCTTCCATATACCAGTTTGAAACTATTTGGAAATTCGTTTGCTTCTAAAACCATCAATCCAAATCCATTTGTTGTTATTCAATATGTTGGCGATGTAAATATTTCTCCAAATATTGATCACTGGTATGATCAAAATGTAGATCCAGTAGTAGTTGACACAAATACCAGTTTGTTTAATATCTTCCTGGCAAAGGACGATTCAAAAGAAAGTTTTTCAAGTCTGTATAATTCTTTCATTGTCAATTGGGTTGGAACTTCTCCAGCATTTACTTCAATTAATTCTCTAGGAGAAGTTAATACTCAACAAGCAACATCATCTGTTACTTCTGCTTCCATCGCTAGTTCTTCCAATATCAATCCACACAACAATGATATTGGTAAAGGTGTTCAGACAAAATCAATTAATGGCAATTTAGTTTCAACTGCTTTGTCTTTCTTTGTAAGAAGCGAACCCGTGAAGTTTGTCATTAGACGAATGAAGCCAAATACAGTGGTAAATGTTTTCTTAGAAGGAAGAAATGTTAATCGCTGGGTAAATCCAGACCTCAGATTTACTGGAGTTGCTGGCAATTCATTATCATCTTTCAATGGAACAATCGTAACTGATGAAAATGGTAATGCTAGCGGACTAATTCTAGTTCCTGCTGGATTACCTCCAAGAGAAAATGCTACTTGGACTGGCGATGTATCTACGATTGATTATGATACAACTGGTGAGCAAATTCGTTTGACAACAGGAACACTTACATTCAGATTTACTTCAAGTTCAACTGATGAATCAAAGGATACTGTAGATACTTATGCTGAAGTTAAGTACTACGCTACTGGCATTCTCCCAGAAAATCCAGGAAGTATTGTTTCAACTAAACCAGCATATTTCAAATCAAATGAAGGAGTCCAGGTTATTGACAACAATACTGATAATCCACTGAAGCCAAATCCACTTGCTCAAACATTCAAAATTGAAAATTATGATGGAGGATTATTCTCCACTGGTGTCGATCTTTTCTTTGCTAAAAAGAGCAGCAATATTCCTGTGAAGATTTATCTGACTGATGTTGTTTCTGGAAAACCTGGAAAGAATGTTGTTCCTGGTTCGGAAAAAACTCTCAATCCAAATACTTCACTAAAGTGTTATGCAAATGGTAATGTAACAATTACTAAGGGTGAAAGTGTTACTGGTTCGAGTTCTTCCGCAAGTGGTCCAGTCTTAAAGGTTATTGATAAGAATGGAGTTGAATTAGTATCTTCGACATCAGGTAAGTATTCATTAACGAATGAGCAAGTTTATACACTTGTATTGAGCAATCACAATGGCAAGTCATTTAAACAGAATGAAGATCTGATTATTCCATCGGTAACACTCGCAAATGCTACAGATGGAACTCAACTCAAACTAACTATCGCAAAAGACAGTGGTAAGGTTTCTAGGATTAGAGTAAAAAATCCTGGTCAAAATTATGATAGTGCAATCCTAACAATTGAAAGTCCACAACTTCCAGGCGGATCTGCAGCAACTGCTCGCATTGAAGTTTCTGGTGGAAAAATTTATAATGCAGAAATTTCACTATCGGGATATGGATATACAGAACCACCTTCTGTCGTTGTTAAGGGAGTTGGAAATGGTGCTAGTGGTTGTGAAATAGAAACATTTATTGATATTGATACTCCCGCTGTTCAAATGGGAGTAGCAATAGATACTGCTGGAACAACCAATTCAACAATTCCATCTAAGTTTGTGTTTGATTATCCAGTCTATTTACAGAATAATACGGAATATGCATTAGTAATCGAAACAGATTCTGTTGAGTATGAACTATGGGCATCTCGTCTTGGAGAGATTGATATTTCCACAAGTACAGTTATTACAACCCAACCATCTCTCGGATCTGTATACAGATCACAAAACGTAGATAATTGGACTGAGGATATTTTTGAAGATCTAAAATTCGATTTTTATAGAGCGGAATTTGACATTTCAAGACCAGCAGAATTCCTTGCAACTAATGTAAATCTTGGATATGAATTATTAAATTCAAATCCATTTGAAACCAATGCAAGTTCAAACACCAATGCAACTTCTAAACTATTCAAGAATAATAATAGCATTCTCAAAGTAAGACATAGAGATAATGGTTTTGAAGATTCTGGAAAATCTTATGTCTTCTATAGAAGTGCTAACGAGGTGGCTGGTATTACATCAGATATTTTAAATAATACTCTATTTAAAATTACCAACTCAGGAATTGATGTATATAACATCACTTCAACATCTAAAGCAGCTGGAAATGCATTGGGTGGTGGAGATGCGGTTTATGCGACATACAATAGAAAGTTTGAAATTCTCTATCCTCAAATTCACTATCTAACTCTTACAGGAACAACCTTAGAAACTTATGTAAAAACAACAAACATCGTTCCTGTTGATTCGACCACGACAAATTATACATCATATTCTCAATCTGATTACGAAAGAACCTTCTTGAATGAACCTCATTACTTCACAAATCAAAAAGTGGTTGCTTCTCAAATTAATGAAACTGTTAATAATATTGAAAGATCTCTCACATATAAGATGATCTTGTCATCAACAAAATCATATCTATCTCCAGTTATAGATTTATCGAGCGCATCTGTCAAGACCGTATCAAACAGAATTGAATCTGCAGCTGGTCAAGAAAATAGATTTGGAAGAAGAGATCAAATCATCGAGTTTTATCCAGTTTATCAATTCCAGTTATCTGGAAATGGTGCAACTGCAATTCAAGATTCTCAAACGATCACAGGAAAAACCACAAAAGCAACTGGAACAATTTGTAAAGTTAGTGGAAACAATGTTTGGGTTCGTGTGAAGACAAGTCAATTCTTCCAGAAAGGAGAGGGAGTAGTTCTAGGAAATCAGTTAACACTTACGAATGTAAGTATCAATTCAAATCCATCTCAGTTCTTTGTGTCGATTGCCGATGCTTCAACGATTGTTGCTCGCAATCCATCTGCTCTTCTTCAAACATATGATAATATCATCACTGGTAAAACAGTAATTTGGAATAATAAAACACAACAGTTGATTGCAACTGTAGATGTTCAACCAATTAATGATGATTTTACTTCAAGAATTATTGATAATGCTGCTTTCAATAGAAATGCTGTAGTTACATCACAAATTTCTGATATCTTTAGAGTTGGTGATTTTGTTAAGTATCCAAATCAACCAGATGATGAAAAGGCATTCTGGGAAGTAGGAAAAATAACTTATAGAAATGGCATTGATTTTGTTGCCGATAACACATCCAAGAATAGCTCTTCAGTTGCTAAGTATGTAACTAAAGAAGTTTCTATCAGCAATCCAGCTACGTCAATTGATGTTCGTTTAACAGCAAACGCAAAAGATGTTTCAAACATTGAAGTTTTATATCGTTACAAAAAAGCATCAAGTCAAGAAAACTTTGAAGATATTGATTGGGTTTATTTCAATGGAACTGGATTACCAGATACTTTAGAAATAGCAACTAGCGAAAATACAATATCTGGAACAGTTGAAAAGCAATCTTCATACCAAGAATTAAAGTATAGTGTTGCTAATCTTCCAGAATTTTCATCATTTGCTGTCAAGATTGTTATGAAATC